GGCGGCAACCACACCAAGATGGCGGGCGAGGCGGGTGCGGCAGAACTCGTAGGCCATCTTGGTGTGGTTGCCGCCGGTATCGACGCAAACGGCGCGGACCGGCAGATCGGACACGGCATGCGGATGGACGAAGGTCGTGCGCAGATAGTGGTCGAGGTCGGACCACAGGCGCGGGCCCGAGGGATCGCCCCAGAGCACCCGGTAGTCGATGACCCAAGCCTCCTCGTCGCGGCCCCAGCCGACCACCTGCACTTCGATGCGGTCGCCCTGCACGTCCACGCCGGCGGTGAGGACGGCGACGCCGGCGGGCAGGTCCTCGCCCCAATCCTCGCGCCGGGCCATCAGCGGATCGGCGGGCACGGTCTCCCCTGCCTGGTCCTCCCAGGATTCGCCCAGCTTGGTGTTGACCCAGACCTGCAGGCGTGGCGGGTCTTTCATGACCCGGCCGTGCTCGATGGCGATCTCGGCCCAGGTCTCCCATGGGGAATAGAGCGCGGAGAGATGGAAGCCGGCGGTGCGGCCGTCGCCCGGTGCCGTCGCGCGCCACTCGCCGGCTTCGAGCAGACGCGGCTTGTCGTGCTCGTGGTGGACGCCGCCGCAGGCCTCGCAGACCAGCCAGGCGTCGGCACGGCGGCCCTCGGGCCAGCGGATGCGCGCCCAGGTGATCGGCGCCATGTCGCCGCAGGCAAGGCACGGCACATGGAAATACCGCTGATCGGACTCGGCGAAGGCCGCCTCGATGCGCGAGTAGCCCTTCAGCGTCGGCGTCGAGACCATGTAGATCTTGCGCCGGCCCCGGAAGGTGGCGGTACGCTGGATGGCGAGATCGACGGGATCGCCCTCGCCGTCGGCGTCGCCCGGATAGCCGTCCACCTCGTCGAGGAAGAGATAGCGCACCGGTGTCGAGCGCAGGCCCACGGGGGAGTTAGCGCCGGTCATGACCAGCTGGCCGCCGGGGAAGGACTTGCGGAACAGGCTGTTGCCCGCGTCTCTGGATCGGGGCGGCGCGACCAATTCCCGGAGCGCCGGCGTCGCCTCGATCAGCGGGTCGATGCGCACCGTGGTGTTGCGCCTCACCATGTCCAGTGACGGCTGCACCATCATGACGATGCCGGGCGCGTTCTGGATGATGTAGCCGAGCCAGTTGAGGCCCGCTTCCGTCCCGCCGGTCTGCGCGCCTTTCATCAGCACGACACGCTCGAACGGGCTCGATGCCGAGAGCGCGTCCATCACGGCGCGCAAGTAGGGCGTGCGGCCGGTGCGCCAGCGGCCGGGCTCGGCCGAGGTGGTGGGCAGTACGCGGTGCCGGTCGGCCCATTCCGACACGGTGATCGGCGGCTCGGGGCGGATGCCGCGCCGCCAGGCCCCATCAGCCAACAGAGAGGCGGCCTCAACCAGCATCGTGGAGTTCTCCGAGCGGCGTGTCCGCCAGATGCTCCAGATGCTCGCGCATCAGCCGGTCGAGCACGGCGAAGGTCGCTTGGCTGTCCGCCCCGGTCTCGGCGGCGATGAGCGGGGCGGCGCGCTGCACCCAGGCCATGTGGGCGTCGCGCTCGGCCCGCGCCCGGGCGAAGATGGTGGCCTTCGCCGCGCCGGCGTCGATCAGCTGGCCGCGTTCCTTGTCGTAGGCGAGCCGGGCGCGCTGGACCTGCACCAGCATCAGCATGCGCCGCACCTCCGCGACCGAGGGCGCGCTGGCGCCGCTGGAGACTGTGCCGCCCTTGCCGCGCCGGGAGGGGTCGAGATTGCGTTCCATCCAGGCGAGCCCGGCCTCGACGTCGATGCGGCCATCCGGGCGCACCGGCAGGCCGTCCGCCACCAGCTGCGAGATGCGGCCCTTGGTCAGGCCGACGCGGGCGGCGAACTCGGTCTTGGTCTCGGCGCGGTCGAGTTTAGGCATGATGCGCCCTTGCGCTGGAGACGCATCGCGCCATTGCCCGCGGCATACGGATCGGCCCGACAGGAACCAAGCCGATGCCGGATCGTGCCGAAGATTCCCGTCTCGACTGGCACGGCGCTTGCCGCGAGGCCCCTTCCGAAACGTTCGTAACCTTCCTCCCATATCCGACGTACGCGCGTGCGCGCGTGCGGGCGATACGTCCGATAAGGACGGGTCGTTTCGAAGGTTTCGGAACGAGGTTTTCCAAGGGGTTGCGGTCAGGCGTCATTGAAGTCGGTCCCGGTGGCGGCGGCGCGCACGGTAAGGCGGATGCCTCGGAAGGCCTTCCGGCGGCTCACCGGATGGCGCTCGCGGGCGAAGTGGCGGGCCTCGAGGTTCTGGCTGAAGCGACGCACGGTGCCGGCGTACTCGCCGGTGGTGGCGCACCAGTCGCGCCAGGAGGCGAAGAGGTCCTGCACCTCCTCGATGGCGAAGAGGTCGCCGGTGGCGCAGCGCTCGTCGAGGAAACGGCCGATGGCGTCCTCGTCGGCAAGGTATTCCTCGGTGGCATCGAGCACAGCGGGCGGCGGGGCGAGCCCGACGCGCTGCCATTCGAGGCAGCCCTCGATGGCCCAGGCGAGGATGCCGGGCCACTCGGCGACGAGCTTCTCGGGCAGGTTGGGATCGCGCTCGGCCTTGGGGATGGTGACGGTGAAGGGCACGAGGTTGAAACGCCGGCGTACCGCCTCGTCGACATTGCGCAGCGACGGCTTGTGGTTGCCGGCGATGATCAGCTTGAAGGCGGGCTCGAAGGTGAAGAAGTCCTGGCGCATGAAGCGGGCCGAGATGGCGTCGCCGCCGGTCAGCGCCTTGATGCGGGACTCGGCCCAGCGCTGGCCCTCCTCGGTCTCCTGCGCGATGACGGCGCGGGCGCCGCGCAGCATGGCGAGGTCGGTCGGATGGCGCTCGGACTTGGAGGCAACGAAGGTCTCCATCGAGGCGATGCGGGAATAGTCGCCCATGATCTTGTGCCAGGTGTTGAGGAAGACGCCCTTGCCGTTGCCGCCGGTGCCGTAGAGGAAGAAGAGGGCATGGTCGCGGATCGAGCCCGTGAGCGAGTAGCCCAGCATCCGGCGCGCGAAACCGATGAGGTCGGCATCGCCCGCGAACACCCGGTCGAGGAAGGCGAGCCAGAGCGGGCACTCGCCGCCAGGCGCCACGGCGGTGATCTTGGTGATGAGATCGGCGCGCTCATGCGGGCGCAGTTTGCCGGTGCGGAGATCGACCGTGCCGCCCGGCGTGTTGAGTGCCCAAGGATCGGCGTCCCAGTCCTCGGTGCGGGTGGCATGACGGCGATCGGCGCGGGCGAGCCCGACGATGGCGTTGACGGTCTTGGCGCTGGCGACGGTGGAGGCGAGCTTGGCGTTGCCGCCGCCCTCGCAGATCTCGGCCGATGCGGCGCGCGCCACGGCGCGGGCAAGGTCGTAGGCCTCCAGCGTCTCGTCGGTGCGCCAGCGCTGCCCGTCCCAGCGCAACCAGCGGCCCCAGAGATGGACGTAGCGCATGTCGTCGGCGTGCTCGGCGGTGAAGCGGAGCGCCAGCGACTCGTCGGCATATTCGATGGGTCGGTCGACGGCCTCGGCCGGCGCGTCGGCAGGCCGGCCGCGCTTCATCATCTCGTCGAGCAGGTCGTGGACGTCAGCCATCGCCGCGCGCCTCCTCGCGGCGTGAGCGGTCGCGGCGCGCGATGCTGCCGACGGTGGCGACCACCTCGTCCTCGGGCAGCGGCGGATTGCAGCGGGTGGCGTTGAAGGCCAGCATCAGGTCGAGGCAGACATGCGGGTCGATGCGGCGGCCGAGCAGCAGGCCCGACAGTTTGGCGATGGAGGCGTTGCGCTCGCCGTTGACGGCGCCCTCGCGGGTGAGCGCCCGCCATTCCGTCGCCTTGCGCGCCTTGTCCGCCGTGCGGGATCCGAGGATGCGGTTCAGCAGCCAGTCGGGTGCGTCGGCGAGCGCCACGTCCTCGGGATGGTGGTCGACCGAGATGGCGTAGGGGCGACCGCAGATGTGGTGCGAGGGCGGGGCGACGATGGCGCCGCCGTCACCGCGCACATCGATGCCGGGACCGAGGACGCCGGCGCTGTTGGGGACGGTGCGCCCCGGATGGCGGAACAGGATGTGCTCGCCGCCGCCGCCGGTCAGGAAGCGCCAGGTGGCGGGCAGGGGACCGTGCTCGGCTTCGAGCGCCGCCAGTGCCTCGTCTCCGTCGTGGCGCGGGTCGATGTCCAGGACGAAGATGCCGCTGACCGCCCCGGTGGCGATGGCGATGTTGAAAGCGGTGCTGGCGAACCAGCGTTCGACGGTCTCGGGATCGGTGCTCGCGTCCTTGACGCCGTTCCTCACCAGGCGGCCGAAGGGATGCTTGGCCGGCTGGCCGCATTCCTCTCGGGTGCAGGAACATTGCCGGCGTCCGTCCCGCTCGTAGGGGAAGTGCACCGGCAGCACGGCGAAGCCGAGGGCCAGATAGAGCCGGGCATGGGCGAGCACGTCGTCTGCCATGGGGTCATGCCTCGTCCATCTCCCAGCCGGCGAAGCAGTCGCGCCGCCGCTCGGCAGGCGTCGCCAAACAGGCGACGAGGCGTTCCCGGCCCGCATAGACCCGGTCGGCCAAACGACGCGGATCCCGTGCGCGCGGTGTCGTCTCCTGCAGATGGCAGTCGAGCTCGCTGCGCAGCCGGTCGAGGGCGGCGATGGACAGCTTGGCCTCGCGGTGATGCGGGCTGCCGGCGATGGAGTGGCGCAGCAGGTACATCAGCGCCTCGCGACAATCCCTGATCCGGTTGCCGAGCATGATGTGATCGTCGGTGCCGATGAACAGCGGGGCGATCTCACTCATCGGATGCCCTCCTGTCGCTCGATCCACTCGATTAGCGTGGATTTGCGGGCGCAGATGACGTTACCGATGCGAAAGACCGGCATGCGCACCTTGGCGTCCGAGGCGTAGTAGTAGACCTTGCGACGGTGCTTCGTGCTGCCGAACACGAAGGTCGCGATGGCGTCGGCGCCGCGCAGCAGGTCGTCGGCTATCGTCGGGCAAGGCTCTCCCGTGGCGGGCTCAACCCGCATCTCCTCGTTCATCATGTCGAACTCCTCGCGGGCGATCAGCTGGCGCCGGCCGCCTTCAGCACCCGCTTCTCCACCTCGCTGAGATTGACCACCGCCATGGAGCGCACCTTCGGATCGGTGGCGATGCCGGCGAGGTCGCGGGCGCGCACGATTTGGCCGTGCGTCGCCGGATTGGCCGGGTCGTAGTAGAGCGCGCCGTTGCCGCCCGCCATCTCGTCCGGCCCCTGGCTCACCACCAGAAGCGCGTCGTCGTCGGTGAAGGCGTAGACGCTGTGCACGTGCATCGAGGCGACGCTCGGCGTCAGGCCGATGCGCACCAGCTCGGCGAGCGCGCCCAGCACCACCGCATCCTCGACGGTGAAGGCCCGCGCCTTGCCGCTCTCGGCCGGGTTCCTGGGTTTGAAGTGCCCGCGCGAGATCCACTGGTCGATCTGGGTGCGGCTCAGATCGGCGGCCTCGGCGAGCTGCTGGATGGTCAGGGTCGGGGTCATGGCGAATACCTTTGACGTTGTGTCAGATGTATGGATATATGACCACTGACGCACTGTCAATGGTATTCGTGCGCCGGCCCGAAACAGGCCTTGCCTGTGCGCCAAAATCGAGCGTCATGAACGACTTGGAGGTGGAATGGCGACCATCCGGAAAAGAACGCTGCCCTCGGGTCTGGTGCGCTGGCAGGTCGACTTTACCGACCAGGCTGGCAAGCGCCGCTCGAAGCTGTTCCCGCGCCGGAAGGATGCCGACGTCTATCTCGTGAAGGTCCGTTCGCTGGTCGCCAACCACACCTATCTGGCCGACAGCGAGAGCATCACCGTGGCCGAGGCGGCGAAGAGCTGGCTCGAACACTGCGAGGTGCGCTGCAAGACCGGGCGGCGCATGGAGCGGGCGACGCTACGCGGCTACAGCGACTATGTGCGGCTGCACATCACGGATCCCGAGGTCGGCATCGGCGACAAGCTGATCGTCCAGCTGACCCGCCGCCATGTGAACGAATTCCGCGACCGGCTGCTCATCAACGGGCGCTCGGAGCATCTGACCCGCCGCGCCCTCTCGGTCCTGAAGCTCATCCTCGACCACGCCATCGACAACGGCCAGCTGTTCACCAACGCCGCGCAGGGCGTGCGGGTGATCAAGTCGAGCCGCATCGACCACATGGCGCCGGTGCCCTCGAAGGAGGCGATCCGCAAGCTGATCGAGGCGGCGGACGAGGACTTCAAGCCGCACCTGATCGTCTCGGCCCTGGGCGGGCTGCGCGCCTCGGAGCTGCGCGGCCTGCGCTGGCAGGACGTCGACTTCGAGGCGGGGTTCATCCGCATCCGCCAGCGCGCCGACGCCTACAACGAGATCGGCGAACCCAAGTCCAAGGCCGGGTTCCGCGACATCCCGGCCGGGCCGATGGTGCTCAACGCCCTCCGCCGCTGGAAGCTGCGCTGCCCGAAGAGCGAGCTCGGCCTCGTCTTCCCCGCGCCACGCGGCGGTATCCTGCAGCACACGAATATCCAGAAGGTGTTCCGCAAACTCTGCAAGGACGTCGGCGTGAAGATGCGCTGGCACGATCTGCGCCACTTCGCCGTGTCGCTCTGGATCGAGCAGGGGTTCTCGATCAAGGAGGTCATGACCTTCGCCGGCCACGCCTCGGTGCAGATGACCATGGAGCGCTATGGGCACCTGTTCCCGTCGCCCGACCATCAGAAGGCCATGGCGCAGGTCGAGGCGCGGCTGCTCGGTTGAGCGGATTCCCAATTGTTCCCAATGGTTTACGGCAGCTGGACACCCGCAAAAACCTTTCGGATTTGGCGCGGGTATGATTCCCTTGGCCTGGTTGGTTGAAGGGAGGGCGCGATGGGTCAGCCAGGTCTGTTTGGGCTATCGGAACACTTGGAGCGGCTGAGCCGGGATGGCGACCCGCTTGAGGTTCTCGCGGCGACGGTGGATTTCGAGTATTTCCGGGGTTGGCTGGTTGAGGGTCTGGGCTACGGGGACGGATCGAAAGGCGGTCGCCCTCCGTTTGACCCAGTGTCGATGTTCAAGGTTCTGATCCTCCAGACCCAGCACAATTTGAGCGACAAGCGCACGGAGTTCATGATCCGAGACCGGCTGTCCTGGATGCGGTTTCTTGGGTTTGATCTCGGCGGGCCGACGCCGGATGAGAACACGATCCGGCACTTCCGCAACCGCATGATCGAGACGGGCACTCTGAAGCGCGTGATGCAGGCCTTCGACTGGCAGCTTCAGAAGAAGGGCTACATTCCGATGTCCGGGCAGATCGTCGATGCCAGCCTGGTCCCGGCGCCGAAGCAGCGCAATACCGACGGCGAAAAGGAAGCGATCAAGGCTGGCAAGAGCGCCGCCGAGATCTGGCCTGATGAGCCGAACAAGGCGGCACAGAAGGATGTAGACGCCCGCTGGACCCTCAAGATCGGTGGGAAGGTGCGCTACCGGGCAGATGGCACGCCGCTACCGCAAATCGCGACGCCGGTCTTCGGCTACAAATCCCACATCAGCATCGACCGGCGCTTCGGGTTCATTCGGCAGGGGGTGGTGACATCGGCAGCCGCGCCTGATGGTCGGCAGCTCAAGCGGCTGGTCGCCGAGAACACCAGTTCCGAGCTCTGGGCCGACAGCGCCTATCGTTCGCGGAAGAACGAGAAATGGCTGGCAGACCGGATGATGACGAGCCGCATCCATCGCCGCAAGCCGGTCGGCAGGCCGATGCCCCGAGCGACGGCGCAGGCCAACGCTAAGAAGTCGTCCGTCCGAGCCGCGGTCGAGCACGTGTTCGCCCACCAGAAGATGCGCTTCGGCCTGTTCATCCGGACCATTGGCTTGGCACGGGCCGAGGCCAAGCTGACCTTGGCTAACCTGGCCTACAACTTTGACCGCCTGATCTTCCACGAGCGTCGGGCAATTGCAGCATGAGTCTGCCCCAAATCCGGAAAATCGGCCCGGATCAACGAAATCCGGGGCAATCAGCGCGGCCAGGCCATGGGGCCAGCGTCCATCGGCGTCAAACTAACCGGTTCTTGCGGGTGTCCAGCTCCGTGCGACACGTCGCCGACGTCGCGAGCCTGAAAATCGGCTAAGCTGCGGAAATAACGAAGAAAATCGTGCCCCTCAGGTGGCCCTCATAACCTGAAGGTCGCAGGTTCAAATCCTGCCCCCGCAACCAGCACTGTTTGCAGAAAGCCCGCCTCACCCGAGGCGGGCTTTCTGCCGTCCGCCCCCAGCGCCAGGATGCCGGCCAGCGCGCCGTGCAGTTCGATCGCCAGCCCGTCGCCGTCGGGCACCAGCACCACCTTCTCGACCAGCGAGCGGATCAGGTCCATCGCCTCGGGCCCCAGCTCCGGATGGTCGAGCGCGTCGGCCAAGGCCGCCACCTTCTGCCGGTAGACCTCGGCGAGGTTGGGGTGGATCAGCGGCTTGGGCGCCTCGGTCTCCAGCGCCGCGATCTCGGCGGTCAGCGCGTCCTCGCGCGCCTCGAGCGCCATCAGCTCGTCACGCACCAGCCGCGCCGGCGTGCCTTCCTTGAGCGCCTCGACCAACTTGCCCGCCTGGCGCTGGACGGTCTCGCGGGTCATGTCCCAAGGAGAGGTGTAGCTATGGGCAGCGCTCTCGATGGCGTCCGCGCCCCCAAGAGGCGCTATAGGACGGCATCGAGAGCGCGGTGGTCATCGGAGAATTTTCGGTAGGGTCGGGTTGCTGAGCCAACTTGAACCGAAGGAAGCCCCCGATGACCAAGCCTATGATGGACCTGCGAGAGCTTGTCGAGAAGAGCGCGGACGCCGACCTGCTGCGCGAGATGATCGGGTTTGCGGCCGAGCGGCTGATGGAGCTGGAGGTGGGCGCCAAGACGGGCGCCGGCTATGGCGAGAAGAGTGCGGACCGGCAGGCCCAGCGCAACGGATATCGGACCGCGACTGGCAGACACGCGCGGGGACCGTCGAGCTGCGCATCCCCAAGCTGCGCAGCGGTACCGGGATCTCGAAGAGCCAGGTCAGCCGACTGTGCGAGGAGATCGACGAGCGGGTCGACGCCTTCCTTGCCCGGCCGATCGAGGGCGAATGGCCCTATCTCTGGATCGACGCGACGTATCTGAAGGTCCGGCAGGGCGGCCGGATCGTCTCCGTCGCGCTCACCATCGCCGTCGGCGTCAACACCGACGGGCGGCGCGAGGTGCTCGGCATGTCCATCGGCCCCTCCGAGGCGGAAACCTTCTGGACGGACGTCCTCCGCGAGCTCGTCCGGCGCGGTCTGCGCGGCGTGAAGCTCGTCGTCAGCGACGCACACGAGGGCATCAAGGCCGCCACCGCGCGTGTCCTGAACACGACTTGGGAGCGCTGCCGGGTGCACTTCCAGAGGAACGCCCTCGCCCATGCGGGCAAGAACAGTCGCCGCGTCGTCTCCGCATTCATCGCGACGGCCTTCGCCCAGCCCGACCATGCGGCGGCGAAGACACAGTGGCGGCATGTCGCCGATCAGATGCGGGGCAAGCTGCCGAAGCTGGCCGCTCTGATGGACCACGCCGAGGAGGATGTGCTGGCCTACATGACCTTCCCCGCTCAACATCGCACGAATCTGCACAGCACGAACCCGATCGAGCGTCTGAACGGCGAGATCAAGCGACGCACGGACGTCGTCGGCATCTTCCCCAACGAGGCCGCCATCCGTCGCCTCGTCGGCGCGATCCTCATGGAGCAGACGGAAGAGTGGGCTGTCCAGCGCTCGAGATACATGACGCTGGAAACACTCGCGCCTGTCTGCGACGATCCCCTCGTCAGCCTGCCTGCGGCCCAGAGCAGTTGACCAGCTCGGCCCGCCGACACCCGTCAGGCCAGCCTTGAGCTACACCACGAGTGTGGACGTGATCCCTGGTCGAGGCCGGGGCCAGCCACCAGCACCAGGAGACCCCCGCCGGGCACTGACCGCCGCCCAGCGTTTTGGCGACGTAAGACGTGCGTCGGCGGCGCGCGTCGTCAGCTGCAAACGCCGAAGCTCATTCTCGGTAGAGGCAGGGCGCGCAACGAGCCGGGACAGCCGATGGCGGTGGCGTCCGCTCGCGGGGACGTAACCCCCGCCGATGACCGATTGGCCGCGGTTTGATCAGGCGATCGCTGCCAGGGACGGCGCATCGGCGATGCCGACCGCCTGTGCGGCCTCGAGGAGTTGGTGCCGCGTCCCGGAATCGATCGGTATGCCGCTCTGCTCCCGTTCTGCCTTCAATCGACGCTCGAGGTCACCTGGCAGCAGAACCTCCTGGTCCGGCTGGGCCGGCGGAGAATCCAGTATCCAGTCGACCAGCCGACGAACATCCGCGGTATAGGCGTCAGCGGAGGAGAAGACCGCCGGGTCGAACAGGAGGGTCAGCATGTTGTTGACGAGTCTTCCTGCCGTCGGGTTTTGGGGATGGCTGCTGCCGCCACCGGTGAGGGCGCCTGCAAGCACCTCGGCGACGATCGATAGGCCCGACCCCTTGTGGCCCCCAAAGGCAAGGATCGCTCCAGGCGGCTCGGTATAGAAGGTTGCCGGATCACGCGTCGGCCGGCCTCGACCGTCGAGGACCGCGCCCTCGGGCAGCAAGGTGTTCCGGTTGCGGGCGACCTGGATCTTGCCTTCGGCGAGGATCGATGTGGCGATGTCGAGGATGATCGGTGGGCGGCCGGGCACCGGGATGCCGGCGGCGATCGGATTTGCCGAGAGACGGCGATCGCTGCCCCCGAACGGGGCAACGAGAATGCCGAATCCGCTGGTGTTGACGAAGTGCAGCGACAGCACGCCGGCGCCTGCGGCCTGTTCCGCCCAGGCGCCGACGCGCCCGACATGGCCGGTATCGCGAAGGGCGATTGCCGCGAAACCATCCCTTGCGACCCGCTCCAGCCCCAGCGCCATCGCCTCGGCCGCTACGACCTGGCCATAGCCGCCGTCCCCCTCGACGGCGAGCAGAGACCCCCGATCGAGGGCGATCCGGGCATGCCGGTTCGGGCTCAGCTTACCCTCGGCGACCCAGGCGACATATTTGGCGACGCGAATGACACCGTGGGAATCGTGGCCGGCAAGGTTGGCATCGACGAGATGGTCGGCCACCAGCGCCGCCTCTCGGGCTTCGCTGCCGGAGGCTTCCAGGATGGCGGCGGCGGCGCTCCGCAGCGCGGCATGGTCGACCCAGAGGTCCGGCTGGTGTTCCGTCATCGGCTCGCATCCCTCCGGAGGACGGTTCATGGAGAGGCCGGAGCGGCCGCCGCTTGACCGTTCTCATCATCCTAGTATCGCAATGTTGGAAAGGGGAGAGGGGGATCGACCGATGCAGCGCATGGGCTTCGTGCTCGGCATCGACTCGCAGCGAATCGAGGAATACAAGCCGGTCCACCAGGAGGTTTGGCCAGAGACCCTGGTGATCATCGGCAGGGCCAACATCACAAGCTACTCGATCTTCACCTCCGTCAGGATCCGGAGAGGGCCACCGCCTGCCGGAGCCGATCGTGGTGCACGCGCTCAAGGCGGCCCTGCACGGTCCGATCCGGCTCGGGCATGTCCGCCAGCACCATCGCGCGGCCGGTGCCGGTCGGCGAGATCGTTCTCCGGTTGCCGCGGCTGGTGCTGCTCTAGCCCGGATATCTCACGAAGGAAGGTGCATCTGGGTCTGAAATCGGCGAGATTGTGAGTGCGAACAAACACTTGGCCCGATGTCAGGA